TTGATTGAGCGTCTTGAGCCGCTTCAAAAGTCCAGCGAGCTGATAGCTTTCTGGTTTTTGCTTCGACTGTTTGCTTTAAGATTTGGATTGATAACTTGTTACCAGCCGCACCTTCAAGTACTGCTGTGTTATCAGCTTTACCTGTTGAAGTGTTACCGGAATAAGCTTCCGCAATCTTAAATGGTGAAAGTGCTTCTTCACCAGCAGTAGCGCCTGAAGCGCCTGAGCCTGCTGTATCAGAGTAGCGTACTCTCAATGTGTGGATTTGACCCACAGGACCAGTCATAGGCTGAACACCAACTAATTCGTTAGCAATAACGGTTGGCATTACACGTCTGATGACGGGTAGGATAACTCTGTTAAGAGTTGCGACATTACCGGCGGATGTTGTTCCTGCTACAGCTGTCTCAGACAAATACTTGCGAGTATTTTCTAAGGTAGTAGCCATAACGCCTTTTTTGTTGCCTTGAAGGCCTTCCAAAAGTGCAGTTTTCGTATCCTGCCAGCGACTTTCTAGTAGTTCTGACATAATTATCTCCTTAATTTAAACCAGCTAAACGCTTCATAGTAATAACATTGCTATTACTCTCTGCGTCAGCTTGCTGTGAACTAACGTTAGTGTTTTCTCTATTGCCTGTAATTTCGGTGCCTTCTGTGAGTGTTGCCTTCTTAGCTGGAGTATTACCGTCGATAACCGCTGGTAGGTACTTATCAAACTGAGCTTTTAACCTATTAGTTTGAACTGATTCCAGTAAATCAATCATAATTTCACGCTGATCTTTAGCCAAAGGCTGGATCAAATCGTTAATTAAGTCTTTTCTTTGCGTTGATTCAACAATACGCTTCTTTTCAGTAGCTGTTGATTCTGCAATTTCTTTTGCTTTCTTTGCAAATGCTTTTGCTTCGTCAAGTTGCTTGTTTTTTACATCAATAACTTTCAAAAGTTTAGCAGTTTCTGAATTTTCATTTAGGTAGCTAGTACCATATTCAGAAGCAAAGCTTTCAAAGATTTTACGACCAAAGTCGTTTTTACGTGCAGTGTCAATATCTTCTTTGAGTTGATTAATCTCTGTTTTAAGAGCTTTGTCAACTGTTTCAGATACTGCTGTTGCACCTCTTTCGATAAAGTCTGATTTGACTTTAGCAAAGTGTTTCTTAGCTTCACGTACAAGTTTAACCTTGGTTTCTGCTAAGTCTTTCTTATCTTCTTGGAACTCGGATATTTCACCCGCTAAAGCTTCTACTACAAACTCTTCAAGTTTAGCATAGTTTTCTGCCATTACTTTCTTGTCTGCATGTAGGTCTTTAATTTCGCTTGCTAATTGTTCAGCAACAAAACCCTTGAGTAAGTTTGCATTCTCACGTTGTGCAACAGCATATTTTGCTTTTGCTTCTGCAAGTTGTTTGCGATCATCTGCAAACTCTGCAATCTCTGCTTGAAGGCGCTCGGAAAGCATAGAGTCGATAGCTTCGACCATAGTCTCTTTATCGTGCTCATACTTTGTAGCAAATTCTTCACGTAACTCAGCAGTTGCCTGCATTTTGTTCTCCTGAATTTTTGCATTCCATGCTTCTTCAATCTCAGCCTTAATTTCGGATGATACCACGTCATTTTCAAAAAGTGTTTTTAGTGCATCTATCATACCATTGTCTCCTAGTTTATTGGAGTTTACTGATTATGTTAATCAGTGATTCCTTAAGATACTTTTGTGCCTTTACGTCATGTTTTGTTGCCTGTGCAAATTCGTATGCCTTCATCCCACCACGTGCATTCATTAGATGCTCGTATATTGGTGTAGGATATGCACCAGGGGCGCTGGGCTGAGCCACAACGTCCACAGTGATAATTTCAAAGTCGGAAACTTCGCCGCTTCCGTCTTCCATTACGTTACCAGAGCCCCTACTGGAAACACCTAGTTTAACTCCGCTTTCAAGCATTGTTTTAACTAAGTTTCCCATAGGAGTTGGTAATATTTTTAGTTTGCCATAGCCATTGTCACCATCCATCCACGTTTCCGTGATCATATGGCTTACACGATCTATGTTAATGTTAAGTCCTTCAGGATGATCAACTTCACCGAGAACTGAATATCCTCCAGTAATTTGATCGTTGAGAGTTTTGACAGCCCTGCCGATTTCGGATACAGGATACACTCGCTGATTAGCATTTCTAATACCGCCTTGGATAATAATTCCCTTCATATAAAGGTCTTTACCCTCGTTAGCGTTTTCGAGTACTACATTAGCTTGGTCGAATGTCAAATTCTCTTGTAAATTAATCATCAAAATTCCTTAACTTAGCTGCCGATAGTTGATTTCTTATCAGCTGCTGCTTCTGGCTTGCCTTTTTTCTCTGCACCGTGTCCTGGTTGTGCTTTTAATGACTTAGAAGCCTTTCCACCTGGTACATTTACATTGCCGCCGTCTTGGTCTTTAGCGTTCATATCGCCTAGACCAGCATGGTCGCCGCCGCTTTCTTCAGCACCTTGTACTAAGTTACTTGCGTCACCACCCATGTTATTTGGGCTTGCTACTGTGCTTTTTGTGTTTGCACCGTTGTCGCCCATTTTAGCTGAAACTTTCTCTACGTATTCACGCATTTCTTCTCCAGCTGATTTTGGATTTTTTGATTCTTCAACTTCTTCATCAGTTGCTTCTTCAACTTCTTCATCTGATGCTTCGTCTACTTCTTCATCTGATGCTTCGTCTACTTCTTCATCTGATGCTTCAAACGGAAGTGCTGACTCTTCTTCAGGCTCTTCGTCACCTGGCTCTTCGTCATCACCAGCCATCATTTTTTCAAATTCGGCTTTAAGATCATCTAATGCATCTTCTAAGTCTTCAACACGATCTTCAACGTCACCTTCTGGCTCTTCACCTTCTTCGTCGTCTCCGCCTTCGTCACCCATTCCGCTAAGTGCTGCCTCTAGGTCATCACCTGCATCGCCACCTACTGCTTCAATAGGATCAGCTTCTACTTCAAACTCATCTAAGTCAAAACCTTCTTCAACTTCTTCGTCTGATGCTTCATCTACTTCTTCATCTGATGCTTCATCTACTTCTTCGTCAGTAGCTTCATCTACTTCTTCGTCAGTAGCTTCATCTACTTCTTCGTCAGTAGCTTCATCGACATCTTTGTCGTCTTCTAAAAGACCTTCATAAATATCTCTTGATTTTTCTACCACAATTTCGTGGAATAATTTTTCTGCCGCGTCCTTGTCTTCGTTGACAAGTAATTCAAGCATTTGTTCAAATTTGTTACGATCTGCCATTTTTACTCTCCTATAATGTATTGTACATACCGATTGGGTATGGGCTGTCATAATATATTTACTTTATTTGCAGAAAAGTGCGTACAAATAGGCTCAAAACGAGCCATTTTTGCAGATTATTAGATTTTAAAGGATTTTTTGAAATCCCGTACATGGATGTTTTCAACATTATCCAGTTTTGTAAGCTCAGGAGGAGTAAAAAAACTTTCTCCTAACACTCTTATATATCTCTTTTGAGGATTATTCTGGCATGTAATAATAGTTTGTTTAAGCCAATTTCCAAAATAAGTTGCTTTTTCAGTTGGTGCTTTATAATTTTGAGTGCCTGCGTATATATTATTTACTAATTGTCCTGTTCCTTCAAAATCAAATCCTATAATATAGATAGTATCGTAATCTGTCATATCAGAAGCTAACCATAATGCTGTAGGGCCACTGCTCCATCCTTTAGAAGGTTGAAAAAATTTGAATCCGGTCATTTCTGCATATGCTCTATTTGGATTAGTCCAAGTTTCTACCTGATGTTGTATACCTGCTTTGTTAAGTTCTAAAACCATTTTTGTATCCACAGCTACAAGGTAATCAGGAATAAAGTCTCTATATACCGCATTACATCCATATATTTTACCAAAAGGTTTAAGACTTGGTAAAGCAATAGGCTCTCTACTTGTGCCATTTCCAATTACAAAGGCTATTTTATTGTTTGTAGGTGCAGTTGATAGTGTTTCAGGAGGAGGTGTGTTTTTTGCTAGCTTACTTGATTTAGCTAAATTTTTTCGAGCTTTTCTTTGCTCTTTAGTTTCACCTGGAATATATTTTTTCATTTATCATACAGAATCTGGTTGAGCTGCTATTCCGTACATTTGTTTTACAAACTGCAACTCTTTTACCTT